TACCTTGCTATAATTCCTCCGTTATCAGCCTGACTACAATGAATTTCTATTTCACAATCAGTAAGAATTAAATTATTTTTTATTAATGTTGCACCCACACCACCAGAAGCAATTAGTTCTCCCCCTGTAACCGTCCACGTTGCAGGAGTATTACCGCCTGAAGTGTATTCAGTAGCAAGTTGATCAGTATCAAATAAGTCCTGCCACCTGTAACGAGGTATCCTTGCATATTCATATCTTGGCACATCTTCAGCAACCGAATTACCATACAAACCATAAGCTGTTCCGGATCGGTCGAAAGTAGCCATTGATCCAGATTTATCATCAAAATATACATTGTCTGAATCTGTTGGTTTAGAAGCATTAGGAGAACCGCCAGAAGTATCTGACCAATGGTTTGTATTATCACTCCAATTACCTGTACCACCAACCCAATATCTATCAGCCAATTAAATCACCTACTTTTTTATGCAGTATATTTAAGCCATATATCACCATTGTTTCCACCTGAAGGATCACCTGTAGACTCTATAACATTCCTCATTTGAGCTGTGGTATAATCAGTATTTGTCTGAGCAATTAATGCTCCGGTCATCGTATCCCCGGCTTTAGTTACTTTTAAATCAACCTCTGCCTTTCGAGCAATATCGTCTTCAGCAGAGGGAGCTGCTACCTTTGCTCTACCATTAGAATCCCTAATAATAATTTTATTTGCTGTGGCTGCTGAAACTGCACCGTGAGCAGTAGTGGTATTACTATTATGAGTATCTACCTTTGATTGTGATCCTAATATACTTTCAATGGTACTTGCACCAACTCCATGAATACCAGTAGTAAGCCCATCGTGTGTTGTTAAATTACTCTGTACTGTGGTAACATTACTTTTTAAAGCAATATCGTCTTCAGCAGAGGGAGCTGCTACCTTTGCCCTGCCAGATGCGTCACGTATTAGCAATTTATTTGCTGTAGCTGCCGATACAGCACCATGCATTGTTGTAGTATCAGCCAAATGGGTAGTAAGAGCCGAAGTTTTAACAGGATTTAAAAGCTGAAAATTTGTTCCATCATGCTTGAGGCAAGCAATACCACCAGCCGGAATATCTCCATCTTCAAGAACAGTTGTTCCATTTTTTTTAATTGCTACAGCACCTAAAGAATTAACATTTACCGTTGCCGCTCCTGTGTTAGCAACATCGGCAAGTAAAAATATTTCTAACCCTGCCGCATAAGAAGCTACATTGGTTATTATTACAATATAGGTATCTGTACCTGCCGCACTAGAACCAATATTATATTTACCTTCGGTAATATCTGTTTGAAGTGTTCCGTTTATAAAATCTCTTACCTCATCCAATCTGCCTTGTACTTGTTCCCTGGCTGCTGTGCCAGAGCCAGGAGCAGAAGGGTAAGAAGTTGTATTCCTTAATCCTGTTGCCGGTGAAAATGCAAAATCAGTTAATGCCAATCAAATCACCTCACTTTAATTTATTTAACTTTCCTATTAAGACTGAAATAGACTTTTAAATCAAGTATACTTAAATCTTCATTTAGAGTATTATTAGAAAATTCAATTTGAAAATAACTTACCTTTTTAATTTTTGGTTTTAATCTAAATACAGGATCAAACTTATTAACATCCCAATTAAAAGTGTCCCAATTAAAAGTGTCCCAATTAAAACTTGATGACGTTATTGTTTTAGTATAGAGTGTTTCACCATAATCGTTAATTAACTTTATTGAAATATTACCTTGATTAACTACTGCTGTTCTAAAAAATACATATGATATTGTTTTTTGCCATTCACTAAAACCAAAATGGAATAATTTAGAACGCCATACTCCATTTATAGCTGTTCCATTATCATTTTTAATGTCAGTAAATTTATATACAAGTCCTGTATCTCTATCTCCATAATAAAAAACATTATCATACATTAACCAGCAGTTAGCATTTATATTTTCCCAATAGTACCATATGATATTATTTTCATTGCCGGAATAGGGAGATCTCTTATAATCCCATGCCCAACATTTATTATCAACACAGATAATATAATGAGTAAAATCATCAAATGAAGTTGCAAGTTGCAAATTTGCCTTAGTCTCATCCAATAATCCTGGTCTATTTGGTACGCCATTTATTAGTATGCTAATAGGCATTACATTTTTTTCTGTTCTTACATCTGTCCTTGTAATAATATATATTCCTTTAGAAATATTAAGGAATACTATCATATTGTCTATTAATTGGATTGAGTCGGGACAATCACAACCAATACCGGAGTTTAAAGGATAGCTCGGAAATGATACAACTCCAGCATCAGTAATATTGTATTCAATCCTATAAAGTGATCTTTCTTTAAGTAAGATTAATTGATCATATTGAAATTTTAATCCTTTATTAAAATCGGAATCTGAACCTACGGCATTATAGTTATCTTCAGGCCAGTAGGTAGGATCTTCAATATCGCACCAGTAAACAGTAGAAGGTGCATTAGAATTTCCTGTTATAAAAATCCTAGTGTCGTTCTGACCACCGAATATTTCAGCGTATTTATTTTTTTTAATTTTTGTGGAATCCATTAAACCAGTTTTTTCAGCCTGGATAACTACATTGTCAGTTCCGCTTTCAGGTATACCATAGGGTGCAGTACCGCTTGAAAAGTCTACTATGCCATTTGTACGGTCAACGGTAAAATGTGTTCCCTCTGTTAATGCTGTACCTTCAACCTCAACCAGGACTGTTGTTGCTGAAAGGCCAGAGTAAGATAAATTAAAAGTCGGAGTAGCCGCAGTACTTGAAAAAGAATCTTTCCACGAATTGCTAATATAATTTAATTTCTCATTTGCTGTACCACCACCGGCAGAAGGATCACGACCAAGAGTAATAGTTGGTACATATCCGGTAACTGCTGAAACTGTTGTTCCGTCATACTGGATATAATTTGTTCCGTCTATGTAGTACCATTTATCACCAAAAACAAAAGCCACGCCTTTTGAGTCAGCGAGGCCAGAATATATTTCTACAGGTTGGCTGGAGCCAGATTGTGTATATAACTTTGTTCCATAGTGCAAGAGAATTGTTGTTGTTCCATTTTGTTTTGTATATTCAAAATATCCGTGTACTGCTCCTGCCCCTAATGTTGTATCGTATACCTCCTGTGTCCCTTTTCTTTTTTGTATGCCTCCCATACCGTCAGATACCATATTTAGTACACCGGGACGGTTATCATCAGTATTATACGGACTTTGACCATCAGCGATTTGAGATTGTTCATCCCGGATATTTAAACCTAAATCAATCCTTTTTATCTCAAATGGTGGTGGTTCGGCAGGTGGAGAAGGAACATTAAACTGAATTGGCCTAACCAATATTATCACCACCCACTTACATTTTCTACCTTATTTGAAAAACCAATTTTATAACCAATAATATTTGCTTTTTTAGCTTCATATAAGTTAAGTAAAGTCAAACCTATACTTAACCCACTAACACCTTCAGACATAAAAATATAACCTGCCACATAGTTAGGTACTATTAACGCTGCTTCGTCACTGATCCTATAAGTACTATTAGCACTATCTATTCCATAAACCATAGCATCATCAGTAACCTCTATTCCTGTATAAGTAAATAGAGTGGGATATCTCCAGTAGTGGACTAAAAATTCAACCGGAGCATCGTATCTATTAAATGATATTTTTTTATCCGGTCTTATAATGTAATCTTTGTATGGAATATATTGTCTAGTATTTTTTTTAACCATTACATAATTAAGTTCAAGGAAATCAGTGGGCAGATCATAAATAAAATATGGCCTGTGTTGCTGAACTTCTGCCGCAGTAGACCATGCATAAGGATATAAAATATAATTACGAAGATAAAATATATAAGAGCCAGTAAATCTAAGTCTTACCGTATTGGTTGACAATGAAGGTGTAATTAATCTTCTATATTCAGTAAATGTTGTCACCGAAGAAGAAACGGTTATAGTTTCTAAAGTCGAATAAGTTACTCCGTCTGCTGTTTCTTCAATGACCACTGTAGCAGGGCCAATAATTTCAAAATAACATGCTTTGGCATTTAATAAAGAAATACTTATGTCTGAGTCTCCTGGTTTAAAAGTTATAATACTACTAGTATCATAAGTTACTTCATTTTTTACAGGTGCTTGAACAATATATTTTTCTCCTGGTATTCTTGCATTACTTGTAGCTAAATCAATCATAGCCTTATTAGTAAATTCACTAATTTTTACAGTAACGTCAGCAGTAGTTTGTATAACTCCATCAGTATCATACTCATCCAGTAATGCTAAAGTTGCTGTTCTTGTATTTCCAAAGGTTATAGACAATGGTGATCACCCCTTTATAAAAGATATACACCTTTTATACTGTAAGTTATAGAATCAATGTCGTTTGCATGGTCAACGCTTAATCTCCAATTTTGAGGAATAACACCTTGAGCAGGAGCAGATTTATAACTACCTGCCGTTGCCGCACCTGGATATATTAAGAAGATATATTGACCAACTTCGTTTATTGATAAAGAACCAAAGCTATAAATAGTAGCATATGTGCTATCTTTTACTTTTACTTGTAAATTTAATGAGTCTATCTGGCTTGTCGGAGTAGCCGCAGCAGTTACATCAAGGATAATCATTAAGCCTCTATATCTACTTTGTACAAAATCATCACTATTTGTATCTGCTGTTGTTGGCGTACTGGCAAGTATCATAAATTCCATATTAGTATTATTCAACTAATTACCCCTCCCTTTTATGCTTTTTCATGTGGGACATAAATAAACCATGATTATCAAATTGTTCTTTACAAATTTTACATGTTATAGATTTATGTTTCTTTTTAGTTTCTTCATTAGTTACATTTATTTTATTTATATTATTTGTTGAATTTATTTCTTCATATTTATTATATATTGTTAATAATAACTTATTCATACTTCTTAATTCATCTCTCATATCCCATAATAGTTGACGATCAGGTGTGTTAATACTACCTTTTAATTGCTCTTCTTGTATCATAAAAATCCTCCTAACTTATAGGCGGTCATATTTATAAAATACGGGGAGGTTTTAGCCTCCCCTAAATTAAGTCCCAATTACTATCCAATCCAAAGCATTGTAAGGATAAGACGCATCTACAGGTGTACAGTCAGAACTACTAGTTGGTCTATAATTTTTAATATAAATAGAACCTGCCGCAGGTGCTCCACTTTGATCTCCAACATCTGCAACTACAAACATATGTGTTAATGTAGGTGCATCTTTTAATGACGCTACTGCTGAAATTACAGTTGTTAATCCTGTCTCAACTGTCATAGTCGGAGTAGCAGCCGCAGCGGTTATTGTTCCTCTTGCAATTTTGTAACCTGCCGCTACACCTTGTACCAAAAGATTGATTTCACTGGCAGTAGGAGTTACAGCCGTACCTGTACCATCACCAAGTCTTAAACCTCCATCAGCAATAATAAGTGTATCAACATTTTTATTTGCTCCAAGCACCAACGCTTTAGAGGCTACAGCCTTACCAGCTTCAGCAGTATCTAAAAGATTCAACTCAGCAGCAGTAGCCGTTACAGCAGTTCCGGTATCTGAGCCAAGTTTTAAACCACCGTCAGCTATAACGATAGTGTCAATATTTTTGTTCGCTCCAACAACTAATACTTTATTTGCCTCTACAGTACCAGGAGTAGTTACCGCAGTTCTATTAATCTGTGCAGCAGTTGCAGTTACCGCTGTACCTGCATCTGACCCTAACTTCAAACCACTATCCGCTATAACAATAGTATCTATATTTTTATTTGCACCGACAACCACCGCTTTATTAGCTTCAACCGTACCGGCAGTTGTAACAGCAGTTGCATTTATTTGAGCGGCACTAGCAGATACGGCAGTTCCAGACTGTCTTAACTGTCCAGATGAGTTTGCTACTTCCACTTCAGAGCCGCTTGCTCCAACACCAATTCCATTTACACCTGAAACTTTGTCAAAGTGAGTATAACCCATTATTTATCCCTCCTATAAGGACAAGGGGCAGTTATAATTAACTACCCCTTTGAAATATATATTTAATCTTTTTAATTAAGCAGGTACGCAAGCATACCAACTAACCCAATTGACAGGAGCACCACCAAAACGTGCTCTTCCACCGAATACGTTGTTTCCGGTTTCGTCATCAATCCATGACCTAATGGTCAGAGGTACACGATCAAGCCAGATTAAACCGTCAATCGCATTACGCTTAGAGTCACAAACGTACCAGGGATCATTGGCTGCGGATAATTTTGAAAGCTGATTCCATACAATAACGTTCCAACGCTCTCCGTGGAAATTAAAGCTGTTATTTGCTGTATCAGGTTTACCACTATCTGTAAATACAGCATCGGCAACCAGTTTTTTGATTGCGGCATTGTTTGGAATTATAATAGTATCTGGCTGGATATATAGTAAATTACCGTCATGGTCAGTGAATTTCTGCATTCTTTCTTCTACGGTTGCAAGATTGTCATAACTGAATGCTAATGTGTCATAGTTGTCCTGTGTGCCAGTACCACCTGTTTTACTAGTATGGGAATTGCTAAACAATGCCAAAGTATCACGGCAACTATTATTGTAAGTCTTACCACCGAAAGTAAAGGTTGCAGCATTACCGTAAATCAGAAAATAACTTGCAAATTTTTCTCTGGTTCTATTGTAAGAAAGCATAAAATCACTTGCACTTGCCTTAATATCAAGCATTTTTGAATCCTCAATCATTTGTTCGGTCACCTCAAAGCTGCTTTTCCACTCATCGGGTTCGATGAGTTTTTCATAACCTACCTGCATTGAGGTTCGGGGATACGCTCCACCTTCACCGACAGGTTCAAAATCGCCCTTGCTAGTTAATTCAGAAAATTTTTCTCCATATTTATCTGAATTTATAACATTAAATATCTTATCAATTGGATTTTTGTAACCTTCTTCTTCCTTCTCAAGAAAAAAGCGAATAGGATCTTGTGATTTTCCATATACACTATCGTTTAAACCACTTGCTTTAGAAAAGATCATTATTTATTTCCCTCCCTTAACGTCTGAAATAACCACGAACATTACTGGTTGTGGTTGTTCCGTCAGTATAACTAATTTCAAATACACCGCTGCCGGTTGTTGCCGTAACAACCAG